TGACAAAACTGTAAAAGATGCTAAATTAGTGTAAACAGTTCAGGAGAATAGTATGGCAAAAAGTGTAGTTAAACGTAAAAAACCTAGAGCGCAACGCAAAGCCAACGCATGGGATCAGCTTCCTATCGATCAGGGATGGAATGCAGTACAGTATCACATTCATTATCTCATTGATGCAAAAGAATGGCTAAACAAAGTCAAGAACTACATTAAAAATAATTATGATAAAAAAACAGTTGCTAATATTAACAAACTACCAGACTGGAAAGTAGGAGGAAAAAGTCATTGGGCAACCGCTGCACACTTTGAAGAAAATGCACCTGACAAAATCATTGATTCATATAAAGGTAGATTGGATCGCTGGATTAAAGAACTTGCCGAAGAAGGTGCTCAAGTTGTTGAACTTAAAAAAGCTGAAGAAAAAACAAAAAAGCAAAAGTATATTCCAACTATTCAGGAACGCCTTGAAGAAGCAACTATCGACAAACTAGAAGAATTGGATAACTGGTTGGATGATTGGATGCGTGACAGCAAAAAGAATCCGTTGATAAAATGTAATCCACTAAACTATTTTAGAAAACAAGAAATGAATCTAGGACACTTGCGTTTTGTAGATCAGTTTTACCGAGGACAATACCAAGAACTGCAAGAACTGAATGATCTTCCTCCTGCTAAAAAGCAAGACGACATGCAACAACAACTTGCAGAAGGTTACAATACCTATAGTAAAAAAGAAATCAAAGAACTAACTGATTTCTACAAACGCATGTTTGATGGCATTGAAATTATCAAAGCAGAGAAAAAACAAACTCGTGCAGTGCGCAAACCCAAACAAAAAAGTGCAGCAGAGTTGGTCAAAAAGCTCAAGTTCAAACCCAGTGACGGAGATTTTGGACTCAGCAGTATTCCTCCGGCAGATATTATTGATGCAACTGCATTGGTTGTATTCAACACAAAAAATCGCAAGTTGGGCATTTATTATGCACAAGAACACACAACGTTCAAAGTCAAAGGAACTACGCTACAGTTTTTTGATGAAAAACGCAGTGTACAAAAAACAGTACGCAAACCAGACGAAGTGTTGCCAAATTGGAAAAAAATTACCAAACACAAACTCAAACCGCAGTTTGGATATCTCAAAACCACAGAAACAAAACTCAACGGTAGATTCAATGCTGACATTATCATCCTAAAGGCATTCAAGTAATAAATACTTGCATGGCACTAAAAGATGATCTAATTAAAGAAATTGAACTGCGACTTGGTGGACAGATGGTTGATGTTGAACTTGACCCTGAACACTATGACGTGGCTATCAAAAAGAGTTTTGAAAAATATAGGCAGCGCAGTGAAAACAGCGTTGAAGAAAGTTTCGTACAACTGCAAGTTACCAAAGAAGTTGCAGATTATACACTAGATAATGAAATTATTGATGTGTATGACATCTACAGACGCAGTGCTGGTACATTAAGCAGTGGTGGTTTGGGAGATATTGAACCATTCGAAACTGCGTATCTTAACACATATCTATTAAACAGTGGTAGAGCAGGCGGTATGGCAGTTTACGATGCACTAGCTCAACACAGAGAAACACTGGGACGTTTGTTTGGTGAAAATGTTACATTTACTTGGAACACAGTAACCAAAAAGTTGTTTTTGCATAGAAGAATCAAAGCAGATGATGTTTATTATTTGCATGTTTACAAACAACGCAGTGATGAAGAACTACTACAAGATCCTTATTGTGCTCCTTGGGTTAAAGATTATGCACTAGCACATGCCAAATTGATGCTAGCAGAAGCACGTGGTAAATTCAATACCATTGCAGGACCACAAGGCGGGACAAGTTTAAATGCAGATGCACTGCGTATGGATGCACAAGCAACTATCGACAAGCTAGAAGATGATCTCAAGTACTATGCTGAAGGACAAGCAGGTCTTGGTGTTATTATTGGTTGACAAACAACTTCAATTACATTAATATACATTTATGATTATAGGCATATGTGGACTTATAGGAAGCGGCAAAGGAACAGTTGCTGACATTCTAGTAGAAAATCACAATTTTAAAAAACTTAGTTTTGCTGACAAACTCAAAGACGGTGTTGCTAGTGTTTTTGATTGGGATAGAGATTTATTAGAAGGTGATACAGATCGCAGTAGAATTTGGCGTGAAAAAACAGATCAGTTTTGGACTGAAGAAACTGGATTCGAAGTAACACCTAGACTAGTACTGCAACTGTTTGGTACAGATTGTATGCGCAACGGGTTCTTTGACGGTATATGGGTAAGTCTAGTTAAAAAGCAAATACTAGAAAATCCAGATACAGATTGGGTAATACCTGATGTACGTTTTCCCAATGAAATGCGTATGATTAACAGTGTACAAGGACAAGTTTGGCAAGTGCGCAGAGGAGATTTGCCACAGTGGTTCTATGATCGTAGAGATCATGGAACAAAGCCAGAAGGCGTACATCCAAGTGAATGGGCTTGGATTGAAAGCAACAGTAGCTTTGACCAAATTATCAGTAATGATACTACACTTGAAGAACTACAAGCTAAAGTACAATCAATAATTAACTACTAGGTTAACCTCCGTATCCCCCCTGATATATAGCGGTTCTGGTAAATATTACTAGCAATTACTATTATCAGAGGAGCAAAAACATGGCATTAGTATCTCCAGGTGTAGAGGTTCAAGTAGTAGATGAAAGTGCATATGGCGCCCCAGGTGCTGGCACAGTTCCGTTACTATTGATAGCTACACAACAAGACAAAACAGATCCTACTGGTAGTGAAGCAGATGGTATTGCCAAATATACTAAATCAGCAAACGCAGGCGAAGTGGTAAAAGTTACTAGCCAACGTGAACTAACACAGTATTTTGGTAACCCAGAATTTACTACAAGTGGAACAAGTGTTGTACAAGGCAGTGAAACCAGCGAATATGGTCTTATGGCTGCGTACAGTTATTTGGGACAAGGCAGTCAAGCGTACATTGTACGTGCTGATTTAGACCTTGCACAATTAAATTCAGCAACCACAGCGCCAACAGCACCTTATGCTACAAATGGCGGTGCATGGTTAGACACAGATGGTAGTGCATACGGTATTCATGTATGGAACGACACTACAAGCAAGTGGGAAGTAAAAACTCCTTCAATTGAAATCAACGCAGACGACGGCAGCGATGTTGTTGGCGGTGTTCACACACCAACAGGCGCAAGTGCAGCAACAGACGGTACATTCCGTGTTGTTGTACATGTTGACAACGAAATATCAACAAGTGCAGCTCGTCAATTGGGTATTGAATACTTTTATGGTGTAGGCGGTGCATGGGAAGCTATGGATCAGTCAACAGGCATGAGTACAGGCGAAGCAGTAACATATGCTGCTCACTATAGTGCACCAGCAACGCCTAGTGCAGGTGATATTTGGATCAAAACCACACGCTTAGGCAATGGTATTGATCTTAAAGTTTACAGCTACGATTCAAGTGTGGGTGTTTTTGTACAAAAAACAGTACAAGGTGTTAGCACTACACAAGCAGATGGCATTGCTGTAATAGGTGATTTTGTGCCACAAGATGGTTCAAGTACTACAGTATTAACAGCAAGTTCAGCTACAACTGGTAACTTGTTGCTGGATCAACAAGCAGACACAAAATCAGCAATTATTGTGCGTGAAGTAGACGCCAACGGCGCTGCAGGCGCACTAACAGCAACAGACTTGAACGCTTCAGCAGCTCAGCCAACAGCAACAATAGCAACTGGTACATACTGGTTTGATGACACAATCAACAGTTTAGACCTATATCGTCAAGTTGGCGGTGCATGGGTTGCAGCAACAGATGTTGTGTATTCAACAACACAACCAACCACAGATGCAGCAGGTAATGCACTAGCAGTAGGTGACATTTGGGTTGACACAACACTAGCAGCTAGTGGACAAGCAAACGAGCGTGATTATCCAAAAATCAAAGTATACAACGGTAGTGCATGGGTTACACATGATAACACAGACCAGACAACCACAACAGGTGTAATATTTGCAGACTTTTTTGATACAGCTGGCGGAGGATCACCAATTACAGGCGCACCTAGTCCAACTGTTTATCCAGCAGGAATGGTAGCTGTTAATATGGCACAGAGTAAAAACACTGTGAGAACATGGAACGGCACAGCATGGAGAAATGGCGCAAGCAATCATGCAGACGGCAGCGGACGTTTTGGACGTTATGCACAACGTGGTGTTATTGCAACAGCAATGCAAGCCGTAGCAGCAGGCACAGATCTCAGAGATCCAGGCAACAGATTCAGTCTAATTGCTGCACCTAACTATCCAGAACTAGTGGATGAAATGGTCACACTAAACAGTGACAGAGGCGAAACAGCATTTATTATTGTTGATAGCCCGATGCGTAAAAATCCAACAGATGTTATCAGTTGGGTACAAAACAGCAACACAGCCAGTGAAAATGGCGAAGATGGACTAGTAACCAACAACACTTATAGTGCAGTTTACTATCCATCAGGTGCAACAACAGAACCATTAAATGGTAATACTGTTATTGTTCCGCCAAGTCACATGGCACTTTACACATATGCATACAACGACAACATCAGCTTCCAGTGGTTTGCACCAGCTGGTACTACTAGAGGTGTTGTACAAAATGCAAGCAGTGTTGGTTACATCACAACAGAAAATGAATTCAAAGCTATTGCATTGAGTCAAGGACAACGTGATGCGATGTACACAGTCAAACTTAATCCAATTACTACATTTGTTGGACAAGGTACAATTGTATTTGGTCAGAAAACACTGCACACAACAACAAGTGCATTGGATCGGGTGAATGTTGCTAGATTGGTAGCATATCTGAGAGATCGTTTTGATGAACTAGCTCGTCCGTTCTTGTTTGAAATCAATGATGCACAAACAAGAGCAAGAGCAAAAATTGCATTTGAACGGTTCTTGGCAGACATCTTAAGCCGCAGAGGTCTTAACGACTTTGCAGTTGTATGTGACGAATCAAACAATACACCTGCAAGAATAGATCGCAACGAATTCTACGTAGATGTTGCGATTGAACCTGCAAAAGCAGCAGAATTCATTTATGTCCCAATTAGACTGGTGAATACTGGTGCATTGTCAACAACAAACTAAAAAAAATTAACTTAATACTTAATTAGGCGCTCAAGGGCGCCTAATTTTTTGACTGAAAATCATAAATACTACTAGCCGGTATTA